TGGTTTCACAAAACTTGCACAGATGCCGAGGCAAGTGCAAACAACTTTAATTTAACCACTCTTATGTGGGACGTTCACCCGGACAGAGATGCAAATTGGTTTAAGAAAGAAACCAAAAACATGTCCAAGCGGCAAATCGCACAGGAGCTTGAGTGCAACTTCAATACTTCTGGAGAAACAGTTATAGATCCAGGTTGTATGGAATGGCTATTATCAAACGTCAGAGAGCCTAAGCATCGAACGGGCTTTGATAGAAATTTCTGGATATGGGAAGAATTTGACCCAAGCTGCAATTATCTTGCAGTCGCCGATGTCTCTCGCGGAGACGGAGCAGACTATTCAACATTGCACATGGTTAAGCTAGAGACGCTCGAAATCGTGGGCGAATATCAAGGGAAGCCAACGCCCGATATGTATGCAAACTTCTTGAATCAAGTAGGGAGAGAATTTGGAAATGCCATGCTTGTGGTAGAGAACAACAACATCGGTTACACGGTCCTCGACAAACTTGTCGAATACCAATACCCAAATCTGTACTACTCGGTTAAATCTACACACGAGTATATAGAACAACATCAAGCAGAGTACAAGAATTCTGCTATTGCGGGCTTCACAACCTCCATGAAAACGCGCCCGCTCATCGTAGCGAAATTAGAGGAGTTTATTAGAAACAAACTAATTACGATATATTCTTCTCGTACAATTAACGAGATGAAAACTTTTATTTGGAGGAACGGTAAGCCGCAAGCGATGAAAGGATATCATGATGATCTTATCATGGCACTGGCAATTGCATGTTGGGTTAGAGACACCGCACTGCAAACAAGCGCAAGAGATTTAAACTATCAGAAGGCATTTTTAAATTCTATTATAACCACAAAGACAAGTATGAATACTCAAATAAATGGACAGCAAGGCTACAAAAAAGATGGAATATTTGATAAAATGAAAGAGTATGAAAAAATATATGATCAATATAAATGGATCATTAAGTGAGAAATTAAATGGCAGACAACAAAAGAAATAGACCACGCGGCAAAAACCCAGCAAATGAACAGTCACAACTGTTCAAGAGATTAACTAGATTATTCTCTGGGCCTATTGTAAGTTACAGATCGCAAACCGGTCGTCGTATTAGAAGGCAGCACCTTGATAAATTTTCATCTAGGTTTAAGTCTGCGTCTGGGCAACAGTTTAAAAAGTCGCAATACAATCCGCTCGACACCATTGCAGCAAACGCTATTGGCAACCAACGCCGTTCCGAACGTTATATCGACTTCGACCAAATGGAATATATGCCAGAGATTGCTTCGACAATGGATATATATGCGGACGAAATGACCACTCATTCTATTCTTCGCCCAATGCTCAACATCAAATGCCCAAATGAAGAAATTAGAGCAGTCCTTAATATACTATTTTCTAATATTCTAAATGTTGAATATAATCTATTTGGTTGGTCTCGAACAATGTGTAAGTACGGAGACTTTTTTCTGTACCTTGACATTGACGATAAGTACGGAGTTACCTCGTGTATCGCATTGCCATCAAACGAGATTGAAAGATTAGAAGGTATGGATGCCACAAACCCTAACTACGTTCAATACCAGTGGAACTCTGCCGGTATGACATTTGAAAACTGGCAGATCTCACATTTTCGTATTCTGGGTAATGACAAATACGCACCATATGGAACATCTATCCTTGAGCCAGCCCGCCGTATTTGGCGCCAGTTAGTCTTGATGGAAGACGCCATGATGGCTTACCGTGTTGTGCGCTCATCGGAGCGCCGCGTATTCAAGATTGACGTCGGAGCAGTGCCCCCGAACGAAGTTGAGCAGTTCATGGAGAAAATCGTGACTCAACTGAAGAGACACTCGGTGGTAGACGCTTCCACTGGTCGAGTTGATTTACGTTACAACCCAATGAGCATCGAGGAAGATTACTTCATTCCAGTACGCCCCGGCTCCGCAACTGAGATTACTAACCTTGCTGGCGGCACCAACACGACTGCGATTGATGATATCAAGTACTTGCGTGATAAATTGTTCTCTGCACTCAAGATTCCCCAAGCATATCTTGCTATGGGCGAGGGTGCGGCAGAAGACAAGACAACACTGGCCCAAAAAGATATTCGGTTTGCCAGAACAATTCAAAGACTCCAAAGAGTCATTATTGCTGAACTGACCAAGATCGGAATAATCCATCTTTATACACTCGGATTCAGAGGAGACGATCTTCTGGCGTTTGAGCTATCGTTGAACAATCCCTCAAAGATTGCTGAACTCCAAGAATTAGAACACTGGAAACAAAAGTTTGATATTGCTGGCTCAGCAACAGAAGGGTTCTTCTCCAGACGTTGGGTCTCTGAGCATATCTTTGGTATGTCACACGAAGACTTTGTTAGAAATCAAAGAGAAATGTACTTTGACCGCAAGCAAGATGCTTCATTACAAGCTGTTGCAGAAGCAGCCGCTGCCGGCGAAACCGGTGGTGGGCTCGGCGGCGGCTTAGGCGGCGACCTTGGTGGCGACCTTGGCGGCGACCTCGGCGGCGACCTAGGTGGCGATGATCTCGGAGGCGATCTTGGAGGTGGGCCAGAAGAGATGCCAGCCGGTGATGCCGGCGGTGGCGATGATTCTCCGCTCTTAGCTGTACCTCCCGGATCACGTGGCGCCAAAAGATTAAGCGTGTATGATAAAGGCACTTACGCAAGAAAAGACGGAAAGAACGACAAGAGAAAAGCCGGCGCCCGAACCCGTTCAATAGGTGCAAAGTACAACAAAGAAAAGAGTAGTAGTACGATAAGAAACGTAGTTCCTGGCCTAAGCGACTTAAATACTTTGGCTAATCCATCTATAGGAAGTGGTATTTATGAACAAGATGAGTCTATTTATAACTTGAGGGAGCAAAATGAAGAAGAAAAACTATTCACTCTCAACAGTTCAGTTAAAGTTTTGTTAGAAGGTCTTGAAAACAATAATAAGGATATAGTGGAGCAAAAAGATGAAAATTAAACACAACAAAAAAAGGAATACTGCTTTTGTATACGAAGCCCTTGTTAGGGAGATCACCGTTGCAGTCATTAAGAATGATAGCGAGACAAAAGAAAAAGCCGTTGCAATAATTAAGAAACATTTTAAGCCAAATTCTGTCCTAAAGAGACACTTAGAGTGCTACCGCTCGCTATACGAGAGCCACAACATGGATGCCAAGACTTCTGAAAAGATAATTCGTGAAGCAAAGCTCTCCAGCCGGCTTCTCGACACACAAGGCTTATTTGTTGGGCATAGTGATTTAATCGATGACGTGAACAAAGAGCTTTCACCAGGCGTGTTTAACAATTTTGTGCCAAACTATAAGACGTTGGCATCCATATACCAGATATTCTCTCCAGAGACAACACCCAAGAGCGCAGTTATCTTAGAAAACCAACTCATTAGTACTATGACTACTGCTGCCAAAGGAGGAGAAGAACTGGAACCTATCGACAATTTAGCTTTAACGTCATTTGTTACAAAGTTTAACGAAAAATACGAGAGTACATTATCCGAACAACAGAAGAGTTTGTTAAATCTCTATATTTCTTCTTTTGCTGATAATTCACTGACCCTCAAGAGTTTTTTAAATGAAGAGATAGGTAGACTTAAAGCTTCTGTGGGGCAGAGCTTAGAGATGGCCGAATTTAAAGAAGATGAAGATATGAGAGAAAAGGCTAAAAAAGTAATAGAGATACTCGAAGGCTTTGGTACCTCACAAATAGACGATAAACTATTAATCACAGTTCTTAAAACACAAGAGCTAGTTAAGGAGTTAGTTATAAATGTCGATAACAATTAGTATTGGAAAGGAAAGTCAGAAAGAAACTATTCGTCTTGAGATGGATATCCGTAAATCAGTTAACGGAGATCTGATGATCTTTGACCATGGAGATATCGATATTGTTGTATCCACAAGTGGAAATAAAGTGACTGCATTCCCTAAAGAATCTTTAAACGATTTGGTCTACGGCGCTCAAAACAGGCTGTTCGCATTTCTCCAGAAGAAAGGAATCGTAGTTTCCGAGTCAATCCAAGCCGGCTCATTTTGCGGAGCCATGGAAGCCACCTTGCAGACTCCCTTCAAGGAAAGCATCAATGCTGCTAAATTAGCGCTCGTCAACTTGAGTTCCTTTATCGAGGAAGAGCGCCCGTACTTTGAATCTCTAGAAGCGATTGTTGCGATGGATGATGAGATGCTCATATACCCAGATAAGGAAACATCAACTGAGCTTGGTGAAGTACCGCAGTCAACCGAGCAGGGCTCCATCCGCAAGGGCACAATTAGAGATACATATTCACTTACTTACTCTTATACGATTTAAGATACGATTATGTCAGATATGAAGATCATAATGGAAAACTGGAACGGGTTTATAAGTGAAGAGCAAGCACCAGTATATACTGAAAACCCGAATACCTGGGGTGAACTCGCTCAGAATATTATGTTTAATACAGCCGCCACCAAGTGGCCAAGAATAGGTAAAGCCTTAGCACGCTTTGGTTTTAAAGCAGTAACCAGTATAGCCAAGGGAACAATAGATGCAGTAGCCGGTCTGGAAGACATGTTGGATTTTATCCCAGATGAAATACAAAATAAGCTTGAGCAAGGTTCTGAGGACGCAGCAGAGTGGTTAGCTCAACAAACAAAACAACGTGCCGGCGCGATTGGTGCGTTTATAGTGGACGACCTAATCGGTATGGATGATTCCCTGACTACAAACGTTCCTGGCTATGGAGAGTTGGGCGTCGAAGATGAATATGAGAATTTAATCGATAAAGAATTACTAAGGAAATGGGCTAAAGGGGTTATGGTTCATGCTAAGAACGCAAACCCAGATGACCCACTGCCGAACCTTAACCAAGAATTAGAGAAGGCTCTGCAGACCGCCACCGGCGCGCACCCCGATCTAGATGAACCAGACATTAGGAGATGAAATGGAACTTCTGACATTTATACTTTGTGCTTACGGCATGACACAGATTATAGTATACAGCGATATGCCACTACTAAGAAGTTTACGCCCGTCTAAAGAGGCGATAAAGGGATACGGTAAAGTTTTTCACTGTCCAATGTGCATGGGGTTTCATGTAGGTTGGTTTTTAATGTTACTTTCTCCGTTCACAGAACTATTTAATTTTGACGTTTCTGTAGCTAATTATTTCCTTTTAGGATCGTTATCTTCTGGAACATCATATATTTTTAACATGGTTTTCGGCGATGACGGAATTCAGTTAAAGAAGAACTATAGTGTTCAAGACATATTTGGAGAAGAAGAATGAATAACGATATATGGACAAACAAGTGGATGCTACAACCAGTTAGACGCTGCTGCAAAGGATCGTGACGATGGGTCAAAAACTACTTAGAGAATATTATGAATTATGTGAAGGCGGCGTCTGCCAAGACCTTCTCACCGAAGCCGAAAAGAAATTTGTTGCCGAAGGCGGCATGATTCTATCTGGCATTATGCAGATGGCTGAAACTAAGAATCAGAACAACCGGGTATATCCGATGGAAGTTTTACAAAGAGAGTGCAAAAATTATTCCAAGCTTGTTAAAGATCGCCGTGCTTTAGGCGAATTAGATCATCCGGAAGATTCAGTCATTAACTTACGCAATGCTTCCCATATGGTGACAGAAATTTGGATGGATGGCATCAAGGTGATGGGTAAGATTCAAGTACTTAACACTCCCTCTGGACAAGTACTACAAGAGTTGGTAAGAGCCGGAGTAAACGTCGGCATCTCATCACGAGGGATGGGCTCCGTATCTGAAAGCAAAGGACAGACAATTGTCGAAGATGACTTCCAGTTGATTTGTTTTGACATGGTTTCGGAGCCATCAACTCCTGGCGCTTTCATGATGAAAGAAGCAAAAGATTATCAAAACAAAGTATTCACCAAGGCGGATAGAATTAATAGATTATTAAACGAGGTATTGGAAAATGAGTAAGAAGACACACAGCAGCTTCCCAGAGCAGCAAATTTTACAGGAAGGCTGGAGAGATTTCCTCAAGGGAGGCGCCAAAGGCGCCTGGGCTCGCGGTGGCAAAAAGCAAGATGACCAAACTATCCTCGATCCAGTTCCCCCCGATCCAACACCCGATCCAACACCTACCCCTCCTAAGCCAACGCCTAAATCCGCAGATACTGGAATCCCAATTTCAGGCACCGAGTATCAAGTAATGGAATTTGTCGCCGGCGCAAAAATTTTAGATATTATTAAGGATGCAATAGGTAAAACTTTAGGTAAAGGTAAGTGGAGAGAAGATCCAGAACAGAAGTCGATGGCATCTAATTTCATGCGCGCGTTTATACCTTCCTTTATGAAGGCAGCAAAAAATCCAAATATTGATATTGCGGAAAATACGCAAATCGCTGAATTTATGTTGGAGTATTTAACTGAGGCCGGCCAAGCCGATACTGTACGTGAACCTCTTAGTACTGGCACAGTTAGTTCTAAAAAGGGTAAGCAAAGAGCAAAGATGGGAATGCGAGGATACCTTAAACCGTTAGGTACCGGCAAGCCTCCTGTATTAGCAAACCAAATTTCAAGAGCGCTAGAGGCTGCCTTAACAAAAGCAGCAAACGCAGATTCAATCAATAAAGCCGTACAGCAAGCCGCTGGCATAAAAGATGAGAAAAGAAAAGCTCAGTATGAAAAACAGCAAGCAGCCATAATGGCTAAGAACCCAGAAGAAAGAGTACGCCAATATAAAGAAAATGTTACTGCACTCGTTGGTAGTGTCTCTGCGTTAGCCGCCGCCGCTGCTGCATCTGCATTGAGTTCAGTCCCTGCTGCAGCAGAAGCGCCCTCGGCAGAAATTCAAAAAGCAATTGATTTATTGAAGAAAGGTGATGTAGCCGGCGCAATGGAAATATTAGGTGGTGGCTCGTCAGCAGATTCATCAGCAGAGTTTGTTCATCCATTTAAAGATGACCCAGTAAGACGCACCGGCGGAGCAGCACTCGGTAGGCAGCGACAGCGCGCCAGCAATCTGAGCCGATCGAGCAGCGCTTCTCGTGGAACATTCACGGAAGAGGACACGAAAACATACAAAATTACCTCCGAGGGTAAAGTGGAAAGAGTAGTCAATGAAGAAGAGTGATTTAAAACAATTGATTAAACCGCTCGTAAAGGAATGTATTCACGAAGTTTTAATTGAAGAGGGGCTACTATCAAATGTAGTTTCTGAGGTAGCGAAAGGGATGCAGACCACCTTAATGGTTGAGTCTGCACCAATAGAGAGAGAAGTGGTTAGAGAACCAGCAAGACAGCAGTCCAAGTCAGACAATAGAAAAAAACTGCAAGAGCATCGAAAGAAGCTTTTAGGGGCCATTAACAAAGACGCATATAATGGTGTCGATTTGTTTGAGGGAGTTGAGCCAATCGCACCACAAGGCGGAGGAACATCCCAAGGTAGTCCAGATCTAGGTAACCCTGGGGACGCTGGAGTAGATATAAGCTCACTTATGGGCGGAGCATCAAAAATATGGAAAGCAATGAAGTGAGACAATGAAAAAGAAATATAACGTTTCGGTCACCGCGCGAGAGTGCCGAGATAACCCACACATAATGATT